AAGACTAAGTTAGCACTTGGGCTGGCAAAGGTGGAACCTGCACTTTTAGCTGACCAAGACATACAACGGGATAGAGACACAACTCTCGTTGTAGACACTAACCTTAAAAAACACACTTTAGACGCCCCTGGTATAATGGATATTATAGGGGAGAAGTATAAGAATAGAGGCAAGGTGTTCTGCGCCGCAAAGGCGACTATTTACGGTATGGCACAAACTATAGTCGCAGCTACACGTCAACATTCAATCTATGGGTTGAATAAGAAGTACGTGACTACTGAAGGATTACCTAATGAGACAGTGATAATCAAACGGCTTAGAGAGTTAGGTATAAGTTCTGACGTTAAAGAGGCACGTTATGGCAGGTTTTACAACGCTGTATTTGCTAATGATTTTTATGATAATGCTACCGCTTTGATCGTGAAATTGTATCTAAGGTATCAACTACTTAAGATGATAGGTAAAACCCAAGTTTTTGATCACACTATCAAGTTCACAGCGTCGCAGGTGATGTCCATAGTCAGAGCAGGAGATGAAATGGCTCAACTGGAAAAATTGGCTTTAGTAGTACGCAACCACGAGGATGGAGCACAGATTATCTCTACTGATCAATCTACTCAGGCTCTACTCGCAGACATTGTTGTTTGGAGTGCTACGCTGCCAGCCCAAAACATTTTAGTGGGTGGCGTACATTTGCCGAACCCTGAATATGTGGATGCAAGATTAGTCAAAACTGTCAAAGTGTGGAAGATGTATGACTATAACGATGGCCACAGCCGTAGTGGGAATCATTTTGGTGACACATTTGGATTTATTAAGAATAGGTTTATAGTACCAGTGGGACAGCACACGACAGACTTGAATGACGTTTATGTTTTGCAAAATACTAAAGATAATTGGTTCTCAGACGATGCAACCGTAGATAATTTCAAGAATTATTTTGGATTCTTAAACTGTTCAGGCTTGACATCAAAAGATCTAGCTATCCTTGATAATATCATACAAGACGATGTACG